GATGGTTTCACCACGAAATCTGTTGAAGCTTCTGGTTGCACCATTTCTGCTGCTTATTCCGGAGCATTGACCATCGATAACTCCGATGATCAAGCTGTCGTTATGGTCGAAGTTTGCTTCTTCATGGATGCAGACGGTCCCGACACTGATGACTATCCGATTGCTTATAAGACTGAAGCCGGTCAAGGTACCTGATTATAAGTTTTATACACACAAGCGTCTCAAAGAGGCGCTTTTTTTGTGTCTATAATAATGAAGTGAGTCATACCCAAATATGAGTAATCTATTTCAAGACACTAAAACCGGTAAGCTAGTTGAGTTTATTAATAAGCACGACAAGGATTACGCAATGGTGCGTGATGCGGGTGGAGTCATTACATATGTCACGCTTGATCAGTTAGTTCCTTATGACACAGAGAAAGGACGATTAGCAAAAGTTGAGGCT